GGTCTCCTGTTTTTAAATCAATTGGATGTTTTCTATTATAATTTACTGCATTTTTAATACTGTCTTGATCATTAAAGAAGCCTTGAATTGCCATTGAAGGTTGTGCTCCATAATCACGCATAGCACGTTCAGGGTTTTGTTTAAATTCATTTTCATATTCAATAGGAACCATTATCCCTTTCATAGTAGGTAAATAGTCGCCTAAATCAAATTTCTGACCACTAAACATTTCAGGGGGTAAAGCTTCCCATAAAGGTACTCTGCGTCTTAAAACTTTTGGATTAGTTTCATCATCAGTAAATTTCTTTTCAGCAAAATCATATACATATCGTGGCGAGGTAATAATAAAAAGCTTTCCTTTAGAAAAAAAACGAGAACGAATACGTTTCTTAATCTGTCCATAAGATTCTTCAGCATAGTCTTTATCTCTAGTTAAAGTATGAAATGAAGCCTCGTCTATAACAGCACCAAAAATATTATAACCAAGTGGTGCTTCTTCATTTGAACCTACAGGAAGAATATAAATATTTTTAGGTAATCTAATTTTTGATTTAATACGTTTATCTTGTGGATAAAATGTCTGAAACCATTTATTGTTATCTAGTCTATTTTTAATCTCACCAAAAACAATATCTTTAGCTTGATTAAATGATTTAGAAACATTAATAAAGGCTATTTTAGTTCCTTTAGCCATCTTAAAATATTGCTGTGGATTTTGAATACATAGAAGACGATAGATACTATAAACAATAGCCATTGAAGAAACATAAGAATTATGAGTAACTGTAAAATCTCCTAATAAATACAAATGATTGTTATCCAAATTAAAGCCGTAGTATTTACCTATCCCAACTGATTTTACCTTGAATCCAGTCAATAGTACATTTTTCTTTTGTTTTCTTTTAGAACATTTTTTTCTTTTTAATCTAATCGGAATCTCTGATAAGTTTCCACTGATTGAAATACGATAAGAAATAAATTCTTTATTTCTACATTTAGTTTTCCTCTTTTTTAAATAGGCAGCAAAACCTAATGAACGGCATAAGAATAAAACATCTTCACACAACCTTTTATTTTTATTTGAAAATTCTAAACAATTACCACCTTGATATCCATCACTATCGATTAAACCTGCTAATAATTGTAGTCTGTTTTTTCTTGAATTTGTTTTATAAATAAAAGGAATATGCTTATTATAAATTAAATTATATTTTTTAAATTTATTAAGTAAAGTATTTCTATTGTAACCTCCTGTATTTTTTCCTGTAGTTATAATATATGTTGGACATATTTTATTCTTATTTTGATTAATATTTATTGTTAGATTAGCTAATCTTGCCTGTTTATATATTTCATTTTTGATTTTAGTATCTTGAGTTGCAATCCCAACACTATGTGAATTACCATCTCCTAACCATAAACCTAAAAAATAAGGATTTATACTAATTTTTTTCTCTTTAAAATCAACTCCAGTTCTCCATAATTTTAATATTCCTTTCATTTTTTTACTAAGTCCTAAATAATCTCTTACTGAAATATTAACTATTTTGCCAGACAAATTATCTTTCTTTCCATTCTTAGCAATAATACCTTTGTTAGTCCTTTTTAATGAAAGAATATGAGAAGCGTTGGCAATAAAAGGTTCTCCTTTGATTGGGATTATTTTATATAATTCTTCTTGCCCTGAAGTGGTGGATAAAACTTTTCTTGGGGTACTATTATCTCCCATTAGGAGGTCACCAACTTTAATGTTTTCAACCTTCTCAATTTTGCCAGAAAATTTTAGTATCTTTGTGCCTTTGGATAGACATTTTCCAGAACCAATTCCTGCTATATAAAGTACTTCTTCATATTTTCCTAAGTTCTCAAATTCTTCAAAAGTTGTTCCACTATCAAAAACATCAATTAGGAGTTTTTTATTATATGGTCTTGGAGCATCTTGTTTATCGACAAAATTAGGATTTTCTAGAAACTCCTTCATCGTTACTGGTTTGTGTTGGTACTTTGGATGGCTCATTAGAAACTCCATCGCTTCCAGCTTGTTCAGCTCTACGTTTTCTAAGTACTTCTCGAATTGCTGTGAGAATAGTAGATTGTTCATTTTTTTCTAATTTATGAAACCCTTTTGTATAATTTATTAACTTGGTTTCTTCATTAATATCAGGATCACTTATATTTCCCATTGCTATTCCTTCAATATCTATTATTTTATTCAAAATTGAAAGTGATGTATTTAGAAAACTATTTCTGATTGCTCCTTTATTATTAAGATATTGTTGTATAGCTTGATTATAAAGAAAATTCAATTTATCTAAAAGTTCTGCTCTTTTTTCAGGATGTGGAGTTATAGATGTTATATCTTCTTGTCTTATATAATCTATATCAGATTTAATTATTGCTTCTGATAATGGAACTTCAACTAGTACATCTCCTACTTTTATTCCTTCATCTAATATGAGAACAATTCGATGTGGTTCATATCCCATTCTTACTAACTCACGAACCTTACCCCTTCTTATGGCAATTTTATTCAATTCTCCTCTTTTAGAAGAATCTGTTTTTAATTCTTCTTCGTGCGTAGGAAACACATCTTCTGGTTCAAGAGTTAATTTTACCATGTTTTAAATATTCTAAGCAAATAGTAATTAATGCTTCTGTGTTATCTTCTTTATTGGCGACATCTATGGCTTTATTTAATATTTTCATTTGTTTAGTGGTTAACATTAATTTAAACTCTTGAATTTTATCCTTATTTTCTTCATTTGGCAATACTTCTTTATCTCCTAGTTGACCAAAATCATATTGAAGCAAATTTTCTAATCCTGCTTGTTCTTCGGTATTATAACCAAGTTTTTCTTCCAATTCTTCAATTGAATAAGTCTTATGCAATTGATGAAATACTTCAGCTAATTTTAAGACGTCAACTTCACCACGTAATTTATTCATATTAATAGTAGCAATCATTGCTTCGGGAAGATTCTTGTCTAAAATAATAGCAGGTAGTTCTTCATAATTTCCTATTTTTTCAGCAGCAATGAATCGATGTTCTCCATCCATAATTTCATACTTATAACCATTTTCTTTTTTGATATTGCGAAGTAAAATAGGCTGTAGGAAACCTTCTTCTTTAATTCTCTTAACTAATTGTTCCATCATGTTTTTAGGAAAAACATTCGGATTATATTTATTAGCTTTAATTTCGCCAACCTTAACGAGTTTGACTTCATGATGATATTTTTTAGTCATGTTTTTTTACTTTTCATTCTGATAGGTTACTGCATTTGTTGCTGTTTCATAAACAGTAACCTTAACTAATTTTATATTTATTATTATATTAAATACAGGGATTAAATCATTCCAAATATCTCTTGCCATATTTTCAGCAGTAGGATTACTACTTGTCCACACAATTCCATCTTTATTCAAAACTCTACCGATTATTTGATTTTCATTATCTTTAAACATAAGAATTGTTTTATGGTCATATTTATCACCAATATGGGTTTTTAAAATCTTTTTCAATTCTCCAAAATCCATTATTGCTCCCCAACTATTAAGTTTGTTGGATTTAATAGTTACTATTACTCGATAAGTATGTCCATGAATTTGACTACATTTACCTTTATAATTAGAAAGACGATGAGCAGCATCAAATTTAATCTCAGAAGTTAAAAGATAATCATGTTTTTTACTTTTATCTTTTAAAAGTGGAAGTATTGGACCTTTAATGAAACCCACGTTGACCTCCTGTTTCTCTAATATAATCTAAGAACTTACCTAGTAATTCTAAATCAATAACCGCTAATTTTAATTTACTATTATGTTCTCTTATAACGAGAACAGCATTATCTGTAGGTTTATTACAATATTTCTTTTTAACAAGTTTATATAAAGAGAGAACTTGTGCTTTTTTTCTACGTTTAGTATCTACTTTAAAAGAAGGAAAGTCTGGAATATCTACATCTATATCTGAAATTCCAAAATCATATCCACGACTTACACGTTTACCTTTAAGAACTTTTGCTGTATCTCTTTCGAGTGCTTTCCACTGTTTTGATATTTTCATAAATCATTTACCAAATTATAATTAATTGACCTATTTTTTTGAATATTATTTTTTATAATTAAACCCTTTCTTATTAAATAATTTAGTTCCCAAATACAGTTTCCACTTGTTAAATTAAGAAATTTTCTTATTTTTAGACTATTATTTATTCCTTTCTTTATACAATTAATTATTAAATTTCCTAATATCCCATTGGGTCTTTTATATGGAGTTTCATTATATACAATTTTCATCTGTTTCAATCTATCTCTTTTTTTAGGATTTAATAATTTTACTATGGAATTAAGCCTAATAATTGATTCTTTTCCTCTAATATAGATAGTATCCATTTTAAACATCCCAAGTTTATTTATATATTTATAATTTTCTATAAAACTATATCTAATTTTTAAATTATTTAATAAAGGAATAATGAGTTTTAAATTACCATTAGATTTTTGTGATATGGTTACTGCTTTGCTTAAATTATGTTTTTTTACTATTGGTACTGATCCATCAGTATCAATTAATCCAGATAAGTATCTTTCGGGAAATTGAAGATTTGGGATTTTCCATAAACTATTTTTTTTTAAAGGAATGAAAGTTTCTACTAGGATTTTACTATTTACTACTAAATGAAAACATGATGAGTTATTATAGATTTTCACTCTTAATCCAAATTTATTTTCAAATATATATTTAAGATTTTGTAGATATTTTACCGCATTATATCCAATAGCGATTTTTAAGCTATTTTTTTGGATATATCCATCTCCATGAAGAATTCCCAATATATATTCCCAATAATCTCTTGGTATTTTTTTTGGACTATTTCTTTTCCATGCTTGGCTCATAATTTTCCTAAAACTTATACTTTATTATACTTAATCATTTTTTTATTTAAAATACAAGCGTTTATTTGCGGAAGAGTTGGGAATCGAACCCAAATTGACTTTCTGAATTATTGGTCTAAAGGGAATTGAATCTGCGAATAATCGTAAACTCATGCTCCCTCAAGACCTAAAGTTGATATAGAGCTAGGGAGCTTGTCCTAGTATATCTGATAAAAGCCGTGCTAACCATTACACTACTCTACCTATTATATTATGCTCGAGAAAAAGGAATCGAACCTTTACCTAAGCCTTAACAGGGCCTCGTCTTACCATTCGACTACTCTCGATTGTTTTGTTCTGGTGGAAAGATTTGAACTCTCATCTCTTGGTCCAAGGCCAAGCGTGCTACCAATTACACCACTCCAGAAATAAGGTGTGTAATTAGCTTTGTTGGTTGTAAAAAGTACCTTTGTCTGGTGTGTTGAACGAGAATCGAACTCGCACCTTCAGGGCCACAACCTGACGCTCTACCATTGAGCTATCAACACCATTAAAGGTGCTTAAATAGCTTCTATGGTAAAAAGTGTCAAATAACATTTTCTAATTTTTTTATTGCTTTCGCCATCATCTTATCATTTGGATGAAGACGAAATAACTTTTTTAACTTTTTTAATTTATTTTTCTCTCTCTTATGTTCTTCTTTATATCTTTTACATTTTACTTCATCTCTTCCCATCTTTCTACCTTTTCTACCTCCCCTTGCTTTCTTGGGTCTTTTTTCTTGAGCTATCGTATCCATGACTACCACCCCCTAGGGTATAGACATCACAATTACTAATTACTTATTGTGTGATGACCTATATAGTCATGGTTTTCTTTTTAAATTTTTAATAAAACTATGCGGTCTCGGCGTTTTAAAGACATGTCTTGGCCGAAGAAAGGCTTTCGCCCACGCATAGTTTGTTCCGCATGTTGGAGTCGAACCAACTCAAAGGGCTTATGAAACCCTT